CCATCTTCAACTCCTCAGGAACATCCATCATCTTGCCGAACTTGAGAGGCATCAGATCATCTCCACAGGTGCAGGGGCTGGGGGCTCTGCGCCCTCGGGCGGCGCGGCGGTGGGGGCGCCCGGGGGCGGCGCGGGGGGCAGAGACTTGCCGAGGTCCTGCGGGAGCTGGAACGCCCGGACGATCTCCTCGAGCACGGCCTTGGGGTCGGCCCCCAGCTGGACGAGGACCGGGGAGAGCCGCTCCAGCGACTGCTGCTTGGTGGCGTCGCTCACCGGCGTGGTGCCGGCGTCGATGGCCCAGTAGCCGAAGTCGCCCGTCAGGTCGTCCGCGCTCAGCACGGTCGGGCCCACCGGGTTGGGCAGCGCCAGCGGCTCAGCGTCCTCGCCGAGAACGACGCTCAGCATGACGTTGTAGGCCATCGCGATGCCGGTGATGACCCCGTCTCGGGCCCGCGCCATGCGGCCGATCTCCGAGCTCGTGTAGGCCGCGAGCAGGGTGTTCTCCGTGGCGGTGGCCCCCGTGGCCTCGCCCCGGGTGAACGGCGCCAGCATCGAGGCGTCGCGGATGTCGGCCGCGATCTGCAGGCTGTAGGCCTCGATGTCGGGCGGCATCGACGCCTGGGGCACCGGGATGATGTTGCCTTCGAGCGGAAGACCCGGCTGGAGGTCGACCTCGATCATCTCGCCGTCGACCCCTTGGCTGATCTTCGCGGCCGCGTCTTGGCCCAGGAACCCGCCCCGCACGAGCCACTGGCGAGCCATCCGGCGCACGCCCTGGGCTGAGTAGGTGCGCATCAGGTTGAGCTCCCGCAGCTGGTCCTTGCTCCGCTCCACCAGGCTGTAGCCCCGGAGCGGGGTGTCGGGGTCGCGCGAGAAGTACAGCGGGATGATCGGCACGATGGGCCTGCCGGACGCGCTCTTGTACGGGATGCCCGAGGTCTCGTGGACCAGCTCGGCGTCGGCCTGCTCGCTGTCCGCCGTGGCCGCGAGGTCGAGCGCGCCGACCTGCACCTTGACGCCCTCGAAGAGGAAGTCGTTGCCGTCCTTGTAGTCCGGGCTCCAGACCAGGAGCTTGTCGGCGAGCATGTCGTACATCTCGACGACGCGCACCCACTTGTCGGTGTCCGACTGGGGGTCGCCCATGCCGGGGCCGCCGGGCATCGAGGTGGGCGAGGCCATGCCGCCCACCCTCGCCTGGTCGCCGTCGATCCACTTGCTGGAGACCCGCGGGCGGAAGTCGGGCTCGGACTTGCTGAAACGGGTGGCCGCCTCGGTGAGGGGCATCAGGTAGACGTGGCCCACGAAGCGCTGGGCTGTCCAGCTCGTCGCGGTCGAGTCGACGATCACCTCCCAGGGCGGCAGGGCGCCGCAGCTCACGCGCTTGAGCGGGTCGGTGCTCTCGACCGGCGCCAGCTTGAGGAAGGCGCAGGGGTAGATCAAGGCCAGCCGGGTGGCGTCTTCGAGCTGCTCCCGCACGTTGAGCAGGAACTGGTTGGCGGTCGCCTGGGCCACGGCGGGGTTGCCGCGGTCCCGCAGGTCGGGCTCCACGCGGACGGCCGGGTTCTTGGCGTAGAGCGAGCCCAGGTAGGACTCGACGATCTCGTAGCCCTTGGGGACCTCGGTGGTCATCACGCGGTTGGCCGTCGTGACCCCGTTCCGGTTCCTCCAGAAGCGCGTCATGTACAGCGCCTTGCACTCACGCATCTCGATCCGAGCGCTCTCGAAGTAGAGGTCGTGCGAGGCCAGGATCGAGCGGATGTCAGCGGGCTTGAGCGCCAAGGGGCACCTCAGAAGGGGAGGGACGCGGACCGAATCCGCCGGGCACGAGACTGGGCGATGAGGTCGTCGACCCGAGAGCGCCCCGACTGTATCGCCGCGGAGCGCCAGCTGGGGGGCACGTCGCGCAGGGCCCGGTAGGCGAGCGCGCAGGCCATGGCGGCGTCGTCGTGCGCCCCCTTGGGCGCCTCGGGCGCGACCTTGCCTGGCGGGATCGTCAGCGAGCGCAGCTCGAGGTGGGTCTGGCGGTCGAGCACCCGGATCAGGGCCATCGCCTCGCGCAGTGTGTCATATGCGTCGAGTTTGCTCGGGAGTGACGTCACCCACGGCTTTCCCGTCGTCGGGCTGATCCAGAGCGACAGATACCTGCAGTACGACATCTCGAGAAGGAAGGCGTGGCCGTGGTTGTTGCTCTCGGCCAAGATCAAGGCGCCATTGTACCGGCTGCCGACCTGCACCGCGCGGTGGGCCCAGGCCGCGGGCGTCACGGTGTTGCTGCGCTCGGTGTAGACCACCTGCTTGGTCGCGACCGAAACGACGCACAGGGCGCTGTAGTCGCCGCCCACACCACCGCCGATGTCGACCCCCATGACGTAGCGGTCGTAGGGCTGGGGCGCCTCGATCTCGACGCCCTGGCCAGGCGAGGACCCCTTCTCGATGATGTGAACCTGCTCCATCAGGGCGTCCTCGAAGTAGCCGCCCTCCCGGTCGAGGAAGCAGTCGTCGAGGCAGGCGGGGTACTCGCGCCTAAACTTGTGGTCGGAGCCGATGCGGGAGCAGGTGCGGCGCCTCCAGTGCAGCTGGCCCAGGGTCAGGCTGTAGCGCTCTCTCAGCTTGATCTCGTCCTCGGTCAGCGAGGCCTCGAAGTCAGACGGGATCAAGTCCTTCGCGTCGCAGTAAAGCGGGTGTTCCCACCAGAATAGCGTCAGGAGCGTCCAGCCATTGTCCGGCGCCCCCATCACGAGGCTGCTGAAGAAGTCACCCGGATTGTTCGCGGTGCTCTCCACAAGCAGCAGCCCGTCGCCAACAGCGGCGTCCACCTGGGCCACCACCTCTTCGAGGTCGGGCGCGTAGGCCGCCTCTGAGATCACCGCGGCCGCAGGGCTGAACGAGCGCAGACCGCTCTCGGACCGGCTCGTGAAGGCCTTGATGGAGGCCTTCGTGTCGTCAAACTCGATGGCCCCGCTCTTCGACGTCGACAGCTTGCGCTTGAGCAGCTTCGGCGTGGCCGCCACCCAGCGCCGGTTCTCGGCCAGCATCGCCGTCGCGCTGTCGTCGCGCATCGAGACAATGGCGTGCATGGCGGCGTTCTTGGTCGTCGTGGCCAGCCACTGCATCACGATCTTGCACCCGGTCGTCGCGGCGACCTGCCGGGCCTTGAGGATGATGACCCGCTTGGCACCGCCCTCCACCGCGGCGAAGATCTTGTCCTGCATCGGCAAGGACTTGAACGGGATCAGCTTCTTGCTGTCCTTGTCCTGCACCCTCAAGGTGCGCGCGAACGCCGGCAGGCTGCCCATGGCCCGAGCCGTCTTGGCCCGCAGGGCGCTGGGCACCGTGCGGGGCACGAAGACGTCCTCGGGCTTCATCATGAGAGGGTCGCCTGCTCTGCAAGGAAAAGCAGTACGAAGCTGCTCAAAGCCACGAACATGATCCACGGCGTGGCTGGCAGGTGCAGCTCAATGAGCCCCACCCAAAGCGCCGCGAGGGGGTAGGTGTAGACGAACAGCAGGAACAGCATCCGAACAAGATCACGCCTGATCTCTTGCCACGTTTCCTGCCTTGCAGGCCGAGCTTCGTAGGTGGGCGTCGGCTCTTTCAGCTCTTTGTACTGCCTCATTGGGCAAGCCGCAGCAGATCGCCGAGCTCGTCGGAGTCGTCGGTGCCGTCCTCAGCCGAGGCGGTGACCGAGGCCTCGCGCTCGAGCTTGGCCAGCTCGTTGACCTGCTCCAGCGTCCACTGCGCCAGGCGCGTCGACATCGGCGTCGCCCGCTTGCCCGCCGTCCCGTTGACCGTCGCGGTGATGAGGTCAGACGCCGCCGGCGCGAGGCGGATCAGCTCCTTGCGCGCCTCGTCCGCCGCCAGAACAGCGCTCGGGTGGGCCGCCTTGTAGACATCGACCCAGCGGCGCACGTTCTGGGGCTTCCACTTCGTCACGGCCGGCTCGGAGCACAGGCCAGCCCGCGCCGCGGCGTAGGGCTCTCGGCCGGTCCGGGCCAGCCAGAACACGACCTGCCGCTGCATCGGCGTCAGCCTGCCGTTGAGCTCAGCCCACTTCACGTCTGCTTCACAAGGCATTGAATCACCTCCACTTTGTACGACACCCACACCGAGGCGCCAGGTCGATCCTACCCCGGCCTGGCCTTGCCCGTCTTCGCCGCCGCCTTGGCCGCTACGTCTCGGCTGCGCTTCCAGGCCCGCTCCACCTCGTCCAGGGCCGCGACCAGGCCGGGCGCCCGGTCGAACCACGTCGACCCCGGCTGCAGGCGGAGCAGGCGCCCCCGCAGCTCGCTGG